GCCCACGCCGTGATCCTTGACGAGTGTCAGGCGTTGCGCCCCTCCGTCCTCGACGTGGCGGCAACCCGTGCTCGCATCGGCGTCGTCGGGCTCGACGGTGTCAAGTACCGGCCATTCGTCGTCTGTTCGGGCGTGCCGCTTGACCCGGCGTGGTGGGTAGAGCGCGTGGCCGAGGTTGGTGGGTTGTCCTTTTTCCCCACTACTCGCGAGAACGCCGAGCACCTCGGCTCGGGTTACATCGACCGGATGCGCGAGATATTGACGCCGAGGGAGTTTTCCGCCTCCATCGAGAATCGACCGTTCCCGCCCGAGGGCCGAGCGGTCTACTCATGGGATGCCGCCGACTATCCGACGGGCCGTGTCCTGCGGTCGGTCGACGGTCGCCCGTGGATGCCAGACCCCGCGACCATGCGTATCATCGGCGGGCACGACTTCGGGTTGCGATCTCCCGCTTCAGTCGTGCTCGCGGAGGATATTGCGCTCGGAGCGTGGGTCGTCATTGACGAGTGGGCCGAGGACGAATCGAGCACACACGATCAAGCTCGCGCCCTCTCCTCGCTACTGGTCCCGCGCTCGCTGTGGCGAAGGGGCGACCGCTCGGGCCGGTGGCCGTGCGACGGTCTTTATGTTGACCCGGCAGGCGCGGCTCGCAACGCTCAGACCATGACCTCGGACGTGGACCTAGTCGGGCGTCCGCGTGACCGTGGCGGCGTCGGTGTTACCGCTCAAGTAGAGAGACACCCCGAGCGTCGGAGCGTGGCCGACGGCCTTGCTCGTCTGTGTCGCTCGCTCCATCATGGGCGGTTGCTCGTGTGGGGACCGGTCCACGACGCGGGGCTCCGCGCAAGGGCAGGGTCGCGGACCCTCGCTCGCTCGCTCGCGGGGCTTGAGTTGGACCGCAACGGAGCCCCACGAAAAGATCAAGGATTCGACCACCACGTCGATGCTTTGCGGTACGCTCACCGGGCGGTCCTATGGCACGACGAGCCGACGACGCGGCGAGCACCATCTTCGTCGATGAGCGCAGGCGAATCCGGTCGTTCGCTGACCGACGCAAGATAGTTGTAAGGCCGCTTGACTATTGCTAGAGTGAGATCGTGCAGCAGAATACCCGCACCGTCAGCCCAACCGATGCCACGCGCTACAACGATGCGCCACCGGTCGAACTACCTGCGGGCCACGGCCTCTCCGCAGTAGTCGAAGGCAACCGCCGACTCTCGGCCAACAAAAGTCGTCAACAGGCATACGCCGTTGCCGAGCGGTGTGAGGCGGTCGCGACCGGCGCGGGGCTTCAAGCATCGCTGTGCCTGTCCGCGACGTGGCGAGTCGAGCCAGCAGACCCGGACGATCCCAAAGCCGTCGAGTACGCCGACCACGTCAGGCGCAACTTCGGCATCGACGACGAGGACGGCGTCCTCGCGGGCGGCTTCGAGCAGCTAGTTCGTGAACTGCTCATCGGTAGGATGCGCGGCTACTGTCTCCACGAGGTCGTCGCCGTGGACCTTGACGGGTCGCGGTACGCGGTCCCGCTTTGGCGAGATCAATCGACGGTCCAGTATTGGCTGGTTGACAAGGCGCATCGCCTCGTCGGCATTGAGCAGGCGTCGGCCTCGTCGGGCAATATGTCGGGCGCAGCCGCTATCATCCCCGCGTCTCGCCTCCTGCATTGTCGGTGGGGCGGCGTCGGTGTGGACTTCGAGGGCATCGGCGCGCTCCGCAGCGTCGAGCCCGACGCCCGCGACCTGACCACGCTCGCGAATCTCCGCATGGTGGCCGCGCAGCGGTTCGCGTGTGCGAGTCCTATGGCCGTGATTGACCTCGAAAAGTTGCGGTCAGCTTACCCAGACCTCGACGACGACCGCAGAGAAGCGGTGCGCTCCACCTTGGAGACGTTGCTCAGTAGGTACACGAGCGGGGAGCACTCCCATATTATCGTTGAGGACTGGGTCACTATCACGGCCTATGCTCCGGGGTTGTCGGACCAATTCGCTCTCGCCAAAGTTATTGACTCGGTTCGGCTGTACGTCCTCACGTCTTTTCAAGCGCAGTTCCTCTCGCTCGGCTCATCGGGTTCGGGCGGGTCGTACTCGCTCGGAGAGGTACAGGCAGACGTTGCCGTGCAAGCCGCGAGCAATATCCTCGACTGGGTGATCTCGTCGCTGCGCCCACTCGTCGGGCTGTCGCTCGCCTACCAGTTCGGCCCGGTGCCTCGCGCACTCTGGCCGGTCCTTGCGTTCGGCGGTCTCCGTCGCGAACAATGGACCTCACAGGTGGCCGACCTCGTCTCACTCATCGGCGCGGGTATGGTTACGGCGACCCCCGAGGATGAGCCGCATATCCGTGCCGCGCTCGGCCTCCCTGCCGCAGTCGTGGAGCGGTCCATTGACGAGCGGCTACGTTCTCGCGTCTCGCCCGTCGTCGCGCCCGTAGTGGCCCCGCAGCGGCCCGCAATAGCACCGAGGCGAGCGACGTGACCAGACACCCCGCCGACCGCAGCATCGTCGAGCTTGACCGCGTTCGCCTCGACCCTCGGGACGGTGGCGCGTTGCGTCCTATCTCCTACGGCAAGGCGTGGCACGTCGCCCGACTCGGCAAGCTGCACGACTACATGACCGGCGATCTAATCATCGACCTCACCGACGAACTACTGGCCGACGCCGTCACGACTACTGCGGCACTCGGGTACTCCGTCCCCATTGACTTGGAGCACGGCCTCACAAGGTCGTCCACGGTCGAGGGTCGCCGCACTTACGGTCAGCTTGTGGACCTAGAACACGTCCCCGGAGTCGGGCTCATGGGCGTGCCCATGCTCACCGCCGACGGCGAGGCTCTTGTATCTTCGCAGGGTGGGGCGTTGTGGCTCTCGCCCGTTATTCGGCGGGGCGACGTATACCACCCGCAGACCGGCGTCCGCGTCGGTGGCGCATCCATCGACTCTGTGTCTCTTACGGCCACGCCATATCAGGACGGTATGCACGCGGTCTCACTCGCCCGGCCATCGGTCGCGGCCCCGCAAAAGGAGGTCACCATGGGTGACGAGAAGAAAAACGGCGAGGGGTCGCCCGATGTGGTGACCCTCTCTCGCATCGTCCACGAGGCACAGGTGACCGAGCTCGCTCGCGCCCGTGCCGACGTGTCGCTCGCTCAGGCCGACGCCGCTCGCCTCTCCGGTGAGCGTGACGCCGCCGTGACTGCGCTCGCTCGCGTTTCCGAGGCCCACGCCGCCGAAGCCAAGGAAGCCGCGACCGTCAAGGCGGTTGACCTTTTGGTCGCCGCTGGCAAGGTGGCCCCCGGTCAACGCGCTGCTGTGGTCGAGCTCGCTCGGCTGCACGGCGTCGACGGCATCGTGGCGGCTCTGTCACTCGTCCCCGGCGTGGCCCTCGTGCCCTCCGGTCGTGACGGCGTGGACGCGCCCCCCGCTCCTCGGACCCGTTCGGATCTCGCGGCTCGTATTGTCGAGCTTTCGCGGGACGGCAAAATGAATACCCTCGACGCGGCTGTTTTAGCCGGTCGCGAGACTCTCGGAGGTGTCGCGTGAGTACGAATCAAATCCTCACTACTGCGACCGCAGGTGTCGGTGGTATCACCAAGGGCTACATCGTTCAGGTCACGGCCCGCGACACTAACGGCACTCCGTCGTGCATCATCGCCACCGACGGCACCATCGCCACCGGGCAGAGCTTGCTCGGCATCGCCGCTGAGTCGTGCGCCGTAGGTGCCCTGTTTTCCGTCGTCGTCTCGGGCATCGTGGACTACGCCGTCATGGGCGTTGCGCTCGCGCTCCAACTGGACACTAACAGTGGCAACGCCCTCACGACGGGCGCGGCAGGCAAGCTGCGGGTCGCGACTCTCGGCAACGATCAAGTCGTGTGCAAATTGATCAATATCTCCAACACTGCGGCTGACCTTGCCGAGTGTACTGTCGTGATGGGGGGCTGAACGTGAACAATCAATCCAGCTATTTTGTTTCCGATCCGGTCCTTAGCGCGGTCGCAAGCGGAGCGAAGCAGAGCCTCTCGACGCTCATCGCAGGGCAGGCCGTCAAGCACGTCTACGTCAACGGGGCCAACTACAGGGGCAAGGTGTTTGTGGAAAATTCGGGGAATTTCCTCGGCACCACGAAGTCCAAGCTCATGGGCGTCAAGAGCGACTACCACGCCATGAGCGAGGGCGACCCGAGCACCGTCAACTACGAGTGCCTCAAGTACGGCCTCGCGGGTGACCTCATCCCCGACGCGCTCATCGCTCGCTCGCAGTTCCCCGGTGACCTGTCGGCCCGGTCTGCGGACGCCGTCGCTCGTGCGCTGCTGCTCGATCACGAAAAGCGGTGGGCTGACATTCTGTTCTCGGGTACGTCGTTCAGCAACAACTCGCCTTGTAACGCGGTGGTCGGCGGCAACGGGAACCAGTGGTCGTCCTACGACCTCGCGGACCCCCTGCAAGACCTCGACGCCGCCATGACGCTGGTCACCCAGAATGGCTACGGCGCACGCGCTGACACCATCATCATTGGGGCTGCGGCGTTCGACGCGGCTCGCCGCTGCGCTCGTGTCCGTGGCGCGTATTTCGCCACGGCGGCGGGTGGGGCGACGGCCTCTCAGGTCGTGTCCGAGGGTTCGTTCCTTGACTTGATTCGGATGCACCTCGGCGTCCCCAACGTGTTCGTCGGGCGGGCTCGAATCCGCACCTCGAACGACGGCGCGGCCCTCGTACACGCGGACGTGTGGACCGATTCGATCTGGATCGGTTGCATGGGCACGAGTAACGCGATGGTCTCCGGTGGCGATGCCGCCGTGTCGCCCGTCGCGGCCCTCGGCCTCATCGACACCACGGACGGCGAAATGGCCGCTTACGAGTACATCCAGACGCCCCCCAAGGCTCCGGGTATCATCGTCTCGGCGCACCATTTCACGGACGAGATCGTGCTCGACGCGAACCTCGCCTACCTGCTGACTGACGCGGTCTGATAGTGGCCCGCTATGTCTGGCATCGTTGGCCGGGTGTGCCCCCGACTCTTGTGCTCTCGGGTGTCGGCGTCCTCGTCGGTGGCCGAGAGTACGAGTTGACCGACGCACAGGCTGACGCGGTCAGGCATACGCGGGGTACTTCCGGTATGCTTGCGCTCGTCAAGGTGGTTGACCCTACGCGGGTAGAGGACTTCGGCTCAACCGTTTCTGTGACGGTCAAGCCTCCCCCTCCTCCTCCTTTGCCGCCGCCCCCGCCCCCGCCACCGAAGAAGAAGAAGTGACCGAGACGCCCTCCGCGCAAGGTGCCGAGCTACTCGCTCGGCGGGTGCGTGGGGGTGCGTCCATCGACAGGATACGCGACCGGATTAGGCAGTCTCAGGCCGCCCAAGATGGTATTGCAGACAACGTAGGCAAGGCACTTGACGATCTCCTCGCGTCTCTGCGGGGGGAGATTGTCAATCTCCTTGACAACCCGTCGGACAACGAAGCGGCACGGGCCGCCGTGCTGAATCTTCGCGCCTCGCAAGTCGAGGCGATGATCGCAGACTTGCTCGACGGCGTGCGCGTCGACTGGACTCAAGAGCTTGAAGCGTTGGAGGCGTCGTCTTTCGGCGTCCTCGACGCGGCTGGTATCAGCATGGACGACGCAAGGTTACCTGTGGAGGACTTGTTCGCTATCCTCGACACACAGAGGGAGCAGTCGTCCGACTACTGGAAGGCCAATATAGAGCGGCCCATGGCCGACACGATTCTTCGAGGGTTGCAAGCCTCAGTAGCGGGGCTCAACCTCGACGAAGCGGTCCGCCGCACCGTCGAACAGGTTGGCCTTTCCGTGCCCGCAGCTATCACCGAGGTCCGCACCGCGACCGCCGAGTACGACCGATTCGTCGCGGCTCAAGCGGTCGAAGCTATTGACCCCGAGGGTGATATATTCGGTTGGGGCTATACCGGCCCAGACGACGGCATAGAGCGTCCTTTTTGTGACGCGATCAACGGCCTCGCTCTGACGACGGATATGGTCAATGACCTTGACAATGGTCCCAGACAACCCGGTGCCCCGGCCTACAACGGGGGCGGATACAACTGCCGACACCAATGGGTCCGCGCCCCTATGGCGGACCTTGTCCGCATGGGTTACACGAAGGGCACAGACGCCGACGTGAGGGCAGCTAACGCTGCGGCAAGGGGGCGACAGTGAGCGAATACAAGTTGACCATCGGGCAGGCCGCCCTCCTCGACTGGACGCCGTCGGCCCCCGGATACACCTCGACCATCACCCCGCCTTCGCTTGTGGTCGCGCATCCTGCCGGGGCGATCACGGTTCCCATGACTCCGGTCCGGGTGCTCGGCGTCGTGTCTGCTATCTCGGCAGACCGGCGTCAGGTGACCCTCTCAGGCGTGCCCGCGCTGCTCTCGTCGGGCGTCGGCATCACGGGTCGATATGGCTCGGTCTGGCTCCAGTTCGGGGCGAGGCATCAGGGATCGGCGCGTGTCCTCCGCATCGTGTCAGACACCGTGCTCGAACTAGCTGACCCGGTGCCCTCGACTATCCCGACGACCCCGACCGTGGGCGAGTCGTGGGAGGTCCACTGGCTCGCTCACACCGCGTCTCTGACTTCGCTACAGGTGGGCGTCACGCCATACCGTTCGGTGGCGTGGACCATCACGGCCAACTACAACGTCGGGCCTGCGCTCGCGGTGCGGACGGCTGTCGAGCGGGGCATCCTGCACCTTGTCCGAGCACAGTTTTCGACAGGCTTGACCGCCGACGGATTCCGGGCGCGCTATCCGGTGATAGCCCGGATGCTCGCCCCCGCCGACGACCTATCCGACGTGATTGACCGTTCACTCTGGGAACTTATCGACGCCCTTCGCGGCGGCGTATCGGGCGATCTCCCTATAGCCCCACTCCCGAGCGGCACGCATGAGGATATGCTCGCTGGTCGGCAGTTTATGTCGGCCCACGAATGGCTCACGGTCACGGCAGTCTACGAGGCGCAAGCCGCACAAGGGCGCGATGGTGCTTTTGTTCTCGCTGACGCATCGAGGTTGCGGGCGCACGACAGGCTTCGCTCCGAAATGTCCCGCATTACTTGGATCGACGCTAACGACGACGGCATCGTTGACGTAGGGGAGACGGACGCGGTCCGGGCATCCCCCTCCTCCGCGTTGATCTCCGACCGCACTTCGTCAACCTACTTCAACGCCGAGACAATCACACCCCGCGCAGTCGAGCGCAGGACCACGGATGACGAGCGATGAGCAACGCCAAGACGACCGGCGCACGCCCTTCTAGCAACCTGTGGCCTCGGGGGTCTATGCGGGCACTCGCGGAGGTGGCACGCTCAATCGTCGTCACCCGTGTCTCGCGTCGAGGTGAGGGGCTCGACGACGCCGCCCTCACGCCCTATGCTACTCGCCCCCGTATCTATGTCTACCGGGCCTACGGGTCCGGGGCTCGACTCGCCCCCAAGGGTGGGCGAACCGTCTCGATAGTCAAGGGGGTTGACGGTAAGTTTCGCAAGCTCAAGGGCCACGCTTACGAGGGCGGATACGCGGAGTACCGTTCATCCAGTAAAAAGGGCGGCGGCATTGTAGACCTGACCCTGAGCGAACAAATGCTGCAAGACTTCAAGGTGAAGGATTCTACTGATACGACAGCCGTCCTCGGCCTGACGGCTACGGTCGATTACGGGCGACACGTCAACGCCCGACGCCCATGGATCGGGTTGTCTAAGGGCGACATTCGACTGCTCAGCGCATCGCTCAGCGACCAGATCAACAGGAACTTGGGAGGCTCTGGCGGCACACCACCGCGCTCCTCTCTCGCTCGAAAGACGTTCGGCGCATGAGCGTCCGAAGCTACGTCACCGCGCTCGTGTCCGCTGTAGAAGGCATAGCTCCCACTACGGGAGCGGGTGAGCCGTTCCGGGCAGACCAGAATGACGCCCACTATGCTGTCGGCCTACCCGCGTACAGACTGTTCTCCGTCGTCTCGACGGGTGCGCCGACCGACGCGGGTATTATCGGCACGGTCGAACGCGAGTACATAGAGCCGTTCACCGTTGACGTGGTCTATGTAGGTCGTGGTCCAGCCACCGAGGACGACCGGCGCACCATAGCGGAGGACGCGATCACCGTCACGCGAGTCTTGATTGACGCGACTCTTTGGGGCGCACACGTTGATCAGCTTGACGTTTCTTCCGCTACAATAACCGACGAGACGGACGACACCGGAAACCTCGTCGGGCACACTCTGTCAGTTCCATTTTCCGTTCATTACAGGGGGTAGTTATCATGGCCGCAGGTAAGTTCTCAGCCTCTCTTGAGCTTGCTCCAGAGGTGTCGTTCGGGTCGCTCGCGGCCTCCTCCTTTTCATCGGTTGACGTGTCGGGCCTGACGTTCCAAGCGTGTGAAGTCGCCATGGACAGCACCGCGTTTGGCTCGGACGGGCGCGACGAAATGGCGTTCCAGACCGAAATGGTTACGGGCGCAAT